CACGCGATGGGCCAGGCGATCGTCCAATTTGAAGGAAGATATAAGGACGGCAAGTTGCAAATGTACAAGTTGCCGGCGGGCGACGGTGGAGGGGATTGGGAGTGCGCCGGCATTAATTCGAAATATCATCCACAGGAATGCGCCAAGTTGCGCGGCCTGATCGAAGGCGGCGCACATCAGGAAGCCGAACACGAGGCGGCTCGTTACATCGAGGAATATACCAGGCCAATCCTGAGATTTTTCCCCAGTTCGCAATCAGCCGAAGCCAATCCGGCAATTGAATTTGTTCTTAGAGATTGTGCATTTAACAGGGGAGCGAAAGGAGCTGCAACAATTTTGCAGATTGCGCTCGGGATGCCGGATATCGACGGTGTCGTTGGCCCAATGACGCATCGGGAATTTTCGAAACAACTTGATGATCCCGGCCCTGCAGAAGTCTTGAATGCGCTTACCGCCGCACGCGAAACCTACGAACGGAATAAGTACTCTTGGAAACACAATGCGCGCGACGAAAGCTCGAAATTCTGGGAGGGGCTTAGCAACCGTTGGACGAACGCGCACAAAGTTGCGGGTGAGTTTGCATGAGCGATATCGCCACAAAAATTGTTTTCAAGAACAGCGAGAACGGCAGTCAGCCGACCCCGAACAAGCTCAATCTGGCCTTTTCTGAAGCGGTCGTTCAGCCTAGCTTTTTTTCCAGCAAGCCAACGACCAGCGGCTACGCTACAGGCGACTATCTCTTGTTGCTCAAGACCGATGGGAATTATTACCGGGTGCCACCCGCCACGATAGGCGCTGGCGCTCAAGGGCCTAAAGGCGATCCGGGGCCGGCTGGCCCAACCGGGCCGGCTGGACCGCAAGGTGTTCCAGGCTCGACCGGCGCGACTGGGCCGGCTGGACCAACGGGAGCCACTGGTGCACAGGGGCCAACCGGATTGACCGGCGCAACTGGTCCACAGGGTGCGCAAGGTCCACAAGGCGCTACGGGCGCAACTGGCGCTGCTTCAACGGTTCCTGGACCTGCAGGACCACAAGGACCGATTGGAAACACTGGAGCAACGGGTCCAGCTGGACCAACCGGCGCTACAGGTCCGCAAGGGCCGCCTGGCACTTCGGCTGATCCAGGCACTTGGACAACACCAACTTTTGCGACAGGATGGACCGATGGCGGCCAGTGTGCGTACAGAGTGCAAGTCCTCGGAACAGTCTCGACTGTCTTTTGCCGGGGGATCGCGGTCCAGGCTGCGGCCGCGGCCAGTCTGGCTTTCACTTTGCCTGCTGGTGCTCGTCCTGGGGCTTTGCGCTTTTGCTCTGTGGCGGGTTACCAGACTGACGATGATTCTACTCAGGTGCCAGTTCTATACGCGGCTACGATTGCCACTAGTGGCGCGGTTAACATCCTACCGGTAATTAAACGGAGCGCCGTCTGGCCGATCGATGCGTGGGCGCAGGGCGTGTATTTGGACAGTCTAACCTTTAGTTTGTAACCTGTTATGGCCGACATCGTAACATCCCGCATATTTGCCGACGGTGAAAAGAACATTACCGCAGCCAAGCTGAACGACATCGTGGGCTCGAGCGTGATTCAGCCGGCGTTTGTCTCGGCTAAGCCGAGCACCTCGACGGTAGCGCCAACCGATAATCTGTTAGTGTTACAGGCGGCTGGCGGCGCTTACGCGAAGGCGCCGTTCCAGACGGTGATCGATTCGGTCAATGCAAACCTTAATACCAATGCAGCAATTTGGAGTGTTAGACTTCGATCATTTCAGGCATTGGGCAATAACACCTTCGAAGTAGCGCAGAGGAATGCGGGAAATGTGGTAACGAGTGCGGCTGGTAGCGGTGGTGGCCAAATAATCGAGGATAGATGGATGTTAGGACGATCAACTTCAGCAATGGCCCTGACACTTCAGCGAGTGGCCTCAGGCGCTCCATCTTCCGCCATACTGTTGCCTGGGACAAATTTTGCCATTAGCAACGCTTATATGCGGGTTACCCTGACAACGGCACAAGCGACATTAGCAGCAACGGATTTATTGCGGCTGGTACAGAATATAGAAGGACCGTATTTTCGAGAATTATCCAATGATGTGCATTCAGTTAGCTTACTTGTGCGAAGTTCCGTAGCTGGATTAAAATTCTCAATCGGTTTACGCAGTTTGGATAACACTCAATCGCTGGTCAAACTGTGTACTATTCCTACGGCTAATGTTTGGACCTTGATTCAACTGCCTAATATCCCGGTATGGGCCCCCGGTGGTAATTTTTCCACTGGCGCCGGAGTGGTGGGTTATTGCCTTGATATTACTCTGGCAGCGGGGACAACCTATACCGCTCCGGCCGCGGATACTTGGCAGAGTGGCTTATTCATGGGGGCTCCCGGCATGAGTAGTTTTGTCGCAAGCCCGGTTAACAGCACGTACGACCTAGCTTATGTCTCCCACGAGCCGGGTGCGTTATGTTCAAATCCGCCGCTGGATTGCCCATTTACGCAGAACTATGAGGGTTGTTTAAGATATTACCAGAAAAGCGTACCTTATACTGCTTTGACTAGCGCAAATGGATCTACCTTAGGTTTGCTTTTACAGACAGCAGCATCGACTGCGGCGATTCGTCCAAATGTTACATTCAAAAAGCCCATGGCTAAAGCGCCTGCGGTAACCTACTACAATGGTGCTACTGCAAACCAAGTATACCTAGACGGCATTGGCGCAACTGCTATGGGGGCAATTACGGCAGATGACAGCCGGGTAATATCGTCTGTGCTCGCTGCCGCGCAAACCGTAGCAGCCAACACTATACCAAGCGTACTAGGAAATTGGATCGCCGATACCGGCTGGTAAAAACTTATGAATGTAGAGCAGATCGCCCAGTTCGCTTGCCAGACCGTAGGCGATACAAGTTCCGATATGCAGAACTATGCCATGGACGCGCTGCGGCTAAAGTATCAGACCCTCTATGACGCCCATGCCTGGCGCGAGAGTATGCGGGTAATCGATCTAGTACTTGATCCGACGCTGGGTGGAGTCTTCTTCATTCCGTTGGATGCTGAAGAGGTCATCTTCCTAAAATTCAGTCGGGACGCTCTCAATTACATGCGGCTGCGTTACCGGGAACGCGACTGGATCGAGCGAGTTAGTTTTGGTAATGCTTTCATGCCGTACAGCCAGCCGCTCTTTTATCGGTCTGAGAACCTAGCGTGGCCTTACCTTTCCCCCGGCAAGCTGACGCTGCAGACTTCTGCTCTGACCAGTTTCCCGGTGCATATCGAAGGGATTACGACCGGTGGCTTTGGCGCCAGTGACGATTTTCTCTTGAGCGCTACGCAGAATTCCAGCGGCTTGATTATTCCGACCAGCGTGCAGACCAGTAACGCTTACGATAAGGTGACTTCATTCTCCAAGGGCTTCGGAGCGCTCTCCGTCTTCGCGGAAGTTCCGAGCACCCTTACCGTACAGGTTCCGGCCGAAGTCCCTGAGTTAATTTATTCTCAGTTCGTCATCTACCCCAATCCGATCTGGACCGCTGCCGATGGGGTTACCCTCTTGCCGGCTTACGTGCAAACCCAGGTAAAACTGAAAGCCGATGTGCTTGGCAACGCTATGAGTGTGCCGCGGATCTCGCATATATGGGATGCGCTGATCGAGTACACCTTGAGCGCGCTTTACACCCGGACTCGGCAATTAGCCAAAGCCGATGCGCGCGAACAGAAAGCCATCGGGCACATTCAGGCGGCAGTCAATACCGAGAAAAACCAGAGCGAATTCCTGCAACAAGCGATTCCAACTGCTTACGAAAGCGGCGACTATCTGGGCTGGGATCGCGCCCGCGCTACCAGTTCGCATCCATGGGGGTACTAGGGATATGCCTTTTCAACCAGGCACAGTATGGAATGATCAGCTCAATGATGAGGTCATGGTTGATGGCAGTGTCCCGATTAGCGGCATCAATAACACGTTACCGCCCAGTGCCATCGATAAAAATCTGGCAGCCGATCAGACCAATCGGCTCAGTGCATTCGATTCATTAAACCGTCCGCGACCCGGCACGATTGCCCGGATGCAAACGACCGGTGGCTTTGATTCGATCCACCATGTGGGCAGCGGAAAGTTTCTCTACAACTCTGCCGGCCAATGGGGCCTGTACAATTCGCGCAGCCAGGTCAATACGGGCGGTCTGGCCGGAGCGCCCTCCTTTTCGACTGGCGACCAGATCTATTCGGCCATGTGCGACCAGGTGCTTTACTTCTCGCGAGGCGGCCTCCTCTACAAGTACACGCCGGCGACCGGCGCCTTCGGCACCGTTACCTTACCCAGTGCATGGCCAACCGCGTCTTATCCGATCTGGGCTTTTGAGCGGCTGATCTACGTGTATCAGAACACGCTGGTTTGTTCGGACATTCTTAACCCGGAATATTTTGATACAATCACCGGCGAGGTAACCCTTGATCCGATTGCCAGCGATTTGATTATGGGCCAGTGCATGTGGCAAAACCAGACCATTGCAGTGTTCCGTAACGGCTCGACTTGGATAATTGTTACCGGGCCGAACCTCGATGTGCCCAACTGGGAAGTCGACCGAGCCAGTGCAACAGTCGGTTGCTGCGCTCATGGAACGATTGTGCAATGCGGTGTGGAAGTCTATTTCCTGAGTGAGACAGGGCGCGGTGTATACGCTCTATCACAGATGCCGACCTCCAACCAGATGGGCGTCTGGACGCCA